AGTTTAGGATATACAATAACACCGTGGTTATCACGGAATTTTATGATGAAAGGTAAAAAGGTGTTAAAATGGATGACACAGAAAACAAGAAAGACGGAATTGATACCGCAGACCAGACTGGTGTAGGTAATGATACCAACACAACTGGAGAAGCGAATGCACAGAATGATACAGGGTCTGATGCTGGTTCAGATAATACTTCTGGTTCTGGAAGTTCTGAAAAGACTTTCACTCAGAAGCAGGTTTCCAGTATGATGGCTAAGGAAAAGCGACAGGGAAGAGATGCTGCTTTCAAGGAAATGGGTATTGACCCTAACGATAGCAAGATGGTTAATATGTTTAAGGCTTTTATTCAGAGCCAGAAAACAGATGAACAGAAAGCTAATGAAGAGGCAGCAGCTCAGGCAGCTAAGATTGCAGAGGCAGAACAGAGAGCAATGGTTGCAGAGGCTAAGGCTGAAGCAATGCAGCTTGGTGTACTTCCTCAGTATGTAGATGATGCTGTTACTTTAGCTCTTTCCAAGATGTCTGATGATACAGACCTTAAGTCTATCATCGGTGAGCTCAAGACCAAATATCCTGTTTGGTTTGATGCTTCCAATGCAGGAGCTGATGGTAAGAATGCTACAGGTCAGAAGGGTACAGGTGCTTCTGTTAACAATTCATCTGATAAGGGTGGAAAGGAAAACAAAGGTATGGGTGCTCGTCTGGCGGTACAGAGAAAGACCGCTAATGGAGCTAATAAAAAGAGCTTCTGGTCTTAAAATTCAAGGAGGTAAATAAACCATGTTTAACAGAGATGGTGTGAAAACCACTAATTATGGTGCTCCCGTTCAGATTTTGGCTAACGTTGAGCATCAGTATTCGGTTGGATGCAGAGTTCCTCAGTCTCTCGGTACAGATGTTACCGGGGTAGGAAAGATTGCAAAGGCCGGTACTCCTATCCATATTGACCTTGGAAATCTGCAGACTCCGGCTACAAATTCAGAGCCTAATGCAGTACTTCTGCACAATGTGGATGTAACTGATGGTACAAAGAATGGAACTGCACTCATTTGGGGCTTTGTAAATGTTAACAGGCTTGAGTCTGATGTTAAGGCTCTTGTAACTGCAGGCACCAAAGTTGGTGATGTTCAGTTCTTAAATGTGTAAGGAGGTAAAACGAAATGACGATTTTTGATTTAATGCAGAGTTCTGAACTCGTTGCATATTGGGAAGAGTTACTTCAGGATGAAGCTCCTTATCCTTGTGAGGAACTGTTCCCTGCTGATAAGAAGAGAGGACTTGACCTCAAGTGGCTTAAGGGTGCTAAGGGTCTCCCGGTTGTCCTCAAGACTTCCGCATTTGATGCGGCTGCAATTCCGAGAGGAAGAATTGGCTTCGAGAAGCTGAGTGCAGAGATGCCTTACTTCAAGGAGTCTACATACATTGACGAAGAGCTCAGACAGGAACTTAATATTGTCCTTGAGACTGGTAACCAGGCTTATATCGACTCTGTTATGAACCGTATTTTCGACGACGAAATGAGACTTCTTCGTGGCGCTCGTGCTTCTCGTGAGAGAATGAGAATGCAGGCTCTTACTACCGGTATCGTTGCTATGGCTTCTAACGGTCAGGCATTCACATACGATTATGGTATTCCTGCAGCAAACAAGGTTACTGTTCAGACTTCATGGTCTGACCACACTAACTCTGACCCTATCGAGGACATCCGTCAGCTGAAAGAGAACATCTATCAGTCTACCGGTTATGTTATCGAGAGGGCAATGTGTGACCAGGCTACATGGAGACATATCAGAGCCAATGAAAAGATTAAGGCTGAGATTTTCGCTCTGAAGTCAACTGTCGGTTCAATTACTGACTCTATGCTTCGTGAGTACATCAGCGATCAGCTTGATGGTCTTGTTGTTAAGGTTAACGAGAAGAGATATGTCGACGAGACAGGTGCTACCGTAGCATTTATGCCGGCCGATACATTTGTAATGTTCCCTGGTACTGCTCTTGGTAAGACCTGGTTCGGTACAACTCCTGCTGAGTCTGACCTTATGACTGGTAATGCAGCTAATGTTTCTATCACAGAGACTGGTGTAGCTGTTGTTACTCATCAGAAAGTTGACCCTGTTCAGGTAGAGACTATCGTATCTATGATTTGTCTGCCTTCGTTTGAAATGGCAGATGGTGTTGGTATCATTGATACTACCCACTGATAAGTAAAAGAAGTTCGGTTGAGGCCAGGAGATTTAATATCACACCGGCCTTACCGTAGTTAAATGGAGGTAAGTCATAATGGCTATGGTAAAAATTTCTAACGGGGACGTAACTCAG